TTTCAGTTTTATTCAGTAACCTTCCGCGAACATAAACACCATTCTCAGGACCTTCCAGACAAGTATGAACTAACTGCTTTCCTTGTTTGGTTGGGTGTGGAATTACGAAGTTTTTAATTGATGCTTGAAGAACTTGTGTTCTTACAACCTTTGCTTCAATGTATGTTGATTTTAAAAGTAAATCAACTCTCACAAAACTTTGAAATCTTGAATACAATCTTGACCACAAAGAATATAGTGGATTTGATTTTGCATCAGGATTCGTGAGAGGACCCAACATTAAAGTTGCTTTTGCAGTGTTATGTGCTCCCGCTTCTCCTGCTTGAAGAGGACCTTCAACGAAAGCAGAACCATTGATTTTATTTTTCCCAAGTCCAAGTGCTTTCGGCACTCCAGCACCAACCATCATTTGTCCACCAATTGCATTATCATCCATTAAAAATGCCATGATTTTCTCCTACTTTGTATTTTGTTTTTGGATAGTTCTTCCGCCAGACTTTCCATCTTTATTGCATACAGCATCACTTACTCCACGAATCAGTGGTGCATACATTTTCATAACAGAGTTTGCCACAATTTCAGCAGTTCCAGGTGTTGCTAACTTATATAAAGATGAAGCATTGACTAAAAACTTTTTAGAATCAAGTGAAATATTTTCACTTGCATTAATTCTAACGTTTCCTTTAGACCCTCCTTCACCGATGGCAACTATCTCAACATCAGTTCCTTGAAGTCTAAGTTTTCCATTAGATGCAACAATAGTTATATTCCCATTCCAAGAGTGAATGAATAGAGTATCCTCTGCCTCACTTTTATCAACACCTGCTTCTATTGATATACGACCAGGAGCTGTAATTTGAGTACTTCCTTTTCTTGGTCCATCTTTATCAAGAACAATGGAATGTCTTGCATCAGATGCTTGAAGCATTACATCGGCAGTTACATCACCTTGTTTATGAATGTATCCAAACTGCAATGACCCATGATCATTGCCATAAGTCAATGCCGTGTAATTTTGTTTTGCGGTATTATTTTTAGAAATATTATCCGCAAGAAGTTCTTCCCTACCCGCCTTAGGTTTAGAACCAAGTTTTGTATTATTACTGTTATGAGCGGTTGCCATTAGTATTGAATATTCAATATGTTACTATTTAATAACTTTATCATTGTTCGCTTGTAGACTCAGGAGTTCCTGGAATATTAAGTCTTGGGTCATTACTACGAACATCAGTACCAGATCTTTGAATAGCACTTGGGGGAGTAGTGACACGAGAAGTGATGCTTTCTTGTAGAGTTGCATAGACTCTTGTTTGAGGCCCAGCAGTCTTATAGTATCCAGCATAAGGAATACCTTCATCATAGTAAACAGCACCATAGTATGCTCTTCCATCAACATAACCAGTCTGCTTGAGTCCAACAAGATCGGTAACTTGAATTATTCTATCTACTTGCTCTGGAGGAAGTAGAGGATCTCTTACGACACGGAAAACAGGTCTAAATGTTGCATTGATTCCAGTCAAAGATGGTATTGATATTTCTGGATAAACACTAAATCCAAGACCAGGATTTAAAACTTTTATGGAACTAATTCTTCCAAAAGTATCACAATCATACGAAAGTTCAGCGCCATTATTTGGAGTAATTTGGATTTGATCCTCTCCACAACGGTAGTTGATGCCAGGATTCTCAACTATTACTTCATCCAAAACAAGAGTCACTGGATATCCAGGTCCTTGTTCTAATGGAGGCAAGTATCCATTTCCAGGATCTGCAACGACTACTTTATCAACAACTCCTCTACCACCAATTTTTTTAGCACAAGGTGGAGGAATAAGTATTGCAGATATTCCCATCGGATTATTAGTCCAAGATGTTTTATTATCAGAAAATACTACATCTCTACTAATAAAAAGAGCAACACCCATAGGGTTACTGGAGAAAACAGATTCATCCTTTCCCCCTTTTGCAGACTTAAAATTCTCTAATTCAATTACAACATCATATTTTCCAGGTGTAGCATTAAAGGTATATTGAATTTTTTCTCCAACAAAATCAGATGTTTTAAATATTTCTCTACCACCAACTTTTAGAATTGCATTATTATCTGCTTGAAAATTAAATTTGTAAGTTCCAGCATAAGGAAAATTAACATTTGACCAAGTTAAGGTAAACTTACCAATATTCTCAGTGACTTGAGGAGAGACTGAAAATTCATTCATATATTTACTCCACCTCCTATCAACATAACCAAATAAAGAAGGTCCAGAATAACTTACGCCATTTTTTGTAACACTCTGTGATGTCTTTGGTGTTGTAGAAGATGATCCTTTTACGTTTCCAATAGTAATCTTTATGTTCTGATCATCGCCATCAGCATCCCTAAGACCAAGAGTATTTTGTCCACTCAAAATAGGTCCTCTTGCTCCTGGGCCAGCACCTATAACCTGAATTGGACCATATTTTTTACCACCAGTGAATTTAGCAGACCCTTTATCACTATCATTTTGTTTGTTAGGATCTCTTTTTAATCTTATACCACCACCATCTGCGGGAATAACAACCTCTTGTGCAGACATTCCTGCAGTAAATGGATTATCATTTACATCCATTACAAAAGTAATTTCGCCAGATCCAGATCCATCAACTTGAAGATAAAAACTTGCTCCTTGTTGAATAAATTTTGGTTTTAACTTAGCAGAAGAGGATTGTTGAGTAGAAGGAGATCTCCAATCTTGAGTGCTAAAGATTTTCGTATCAATAGTCGATAAAGTTTCTATTGGATTATTGAATATCTCCACAGTAATAGTATGCCTTCCTTTTTCCAGATAAACCTTAGATAACTTTGGATTATCAATAGAAAACCCATCTAAACTAGATACTTCCTTTCCATCTATCAAAACTCTACCACTATTATCACGAGTTCCTTTAACTGCATAATAACCAGCATAAGGCAAATCCACTTGCCAGTTATTAATAAAATTAACTCCAGAAGTATCACTACCGGGAGTGTTTAGTGGAAGAATAGGCGAAAGAGCATATCTATTCATGAATTTACTCCACCTAGGAAATCTTACAGGATACCAAGTTTGATCAGAACCAGGGAATCTTGTAGTCCAAATTGGATTGGGTGGACATCTTCCAGTTTGAATGGGGAGTGGTTCTTGAGGAACTGGTGGCGGTGGAGCATCAATAATCATTGATACGCCCATTGGATTTTCATTCCAAGATTTTGAAGAGATTACTTCAGTAACTACCGAACTTGCCGTCGCAACCTTTCCAACTTCAAAAACTAAATCAAATGTACTTCTTCCATCTGGTGTTTTTCTTTTATTAGTTGCCTTAAAGGTGCCAATATTTGATGTGATTTGAATATCATCATTATCATTATCAGATTGTATGTGGTCTGCAAAAATTCTATCAGAATCTCCAGTTCCACCTTCTCTATTTTTTGTTCCGTTTTTAATTATACCTTGCTCAACACCACCAGACTTTGTTGATGAAGCTGATACTTTAAACTTACTGTTTGGATTTATCTTAATAGTCTCTTTTCTACTTTGACCGCTCCTAGAATTTCCTTTTAATGTAAATGAATAATCATCACTAACAAAAGAGAATTTCATCTTATCAGTATTTCTTCCATCCCCAGTTACCGTGAAAGTAACATCAACTGTACTTGGCGAAGAAACGAGAGTATTTACCTTCTCAGTGATTGGTACATTTAATAAGTCAACTTTTACTATATGATTTCCCTCTTGTATTGTTTTTTGTAGAGGTGATGGATTCTCTTTAAAGTCTTTTAAATTTCCAATCAAATTATTATCAACGTAAACTTGTGCGGTATTATCACACACACCTCTAAAAATATACTCTCCGCTGATAGGAAAATTCAATTCCCATTCCATTGAAAAAACTTTTCCAGACTCATCACTTCCAGTAACATCGGATGGTCTAACGGGAGATACTGCATACTTGTTCATAAACTCTCCCCATTGAGGGAAAGTTACTGGAGTGGTATCTTGTGTTGCATATGATTTTTCAAGAGCAGTAACTCTATCAGGTTGCTTCTCTCTTGTGGTCCAAAAAGGTTTCTTAAGTGCTTTTTGGAATATTTCAATTTCTCTTTGAATTGGGTCAGCACCAACTCTTGTATATGTTTGAGGTTCCCAAGGACCTAGTACCTTTCCGTTAGAATCATATCTAACACCATACCCAACATCAGTATCCTCACAAATCTCATATTCTTCAAAGTCTTCTTCTCCCTCAAATACTTCTATTTCGTCAGCAGTTTCTCCAAGGATAGCGGTTAAAACAGCACCATTTCCAAATTCGCAATCATCTTTCGCTGCAACGATTGGTGGGTATTGATATCCATGACCACCACTTACAACATCAACTGCAAGTAAAGAACCATCTCTACCAATAACTGGATTACCTACAGCACCAATTCCACCTCCACCAAAAAATTGAATTCTTGGTGGACCACACTCTTTATATTCCTGAATGCCACCACACTCACCCTTTTTTGCAGTCAAATCATTTGGAGTTAATGAATTGACTTCATTAATATTCAAATATCTAATATTATTGTCACCATCTCTAAAAACAAAAGTTGTTCCTGGGTTATTTTTTGCATAATTATTTGCTTCACAAACAGAAACTCCATCAACATATCCAAGAGAAGGATCAACATATCCAACTCTTATGTCGTCCGGTGATGCTGAACCAAATAAAGTAAAAGACATTTTATTATATTGATCCTATGAATTGTGCAGATTGATTAATGAATTGAGTTCCTTTAGTTATATCAGTAATTATATCACTTTGATTTTGACTTGGTTGTGCAAATGGAGTCTCGGTGGTTTGTGGGGGAGTAGTGGTCTGCTGAGATGCCTTATCAACTTGTGCAGATCTTGGTTGTTGGGGATCTTCAGCAGCACCACTACCACTATGAAGTGTGTAATAATCCGATGCGGGACAATTTGGTTTTAAGTCGCATCCAAATATATTAAGTTTGATGTTTTCAAAACTTAACGCGGAAGTAATACTACCAGTTATACCTCCAATCAAATCCTTAACACTACCGATACCACTTGAAACAGTTCCAAGAGTATTTTGAATGTCACCTAAAAATTTATTTACATTATCTAAAATACCATTTACTGCACTATTCATATCATTCATATTTAACGCTATTAATTCCCCCGTAAATTCTTCAACTGAACAAATAGGTGGTCGTGGTGCTTTGGATTTTCCATCTTTTTCAGGAAGTTCTCTTTTAATTTTTTTATTTAAGAGTCCTTCTATCAAGGCACATAGATTATTTGAAATCTTATTATAAAGACAAGTAATCAATTCAGTAATGCTTTCCTTAATATCAAAATACATATATCTCATATTGGGAGGTAATTGCTCCACAGTTGGTGCAAGTCCTTTATTGATCTGCTTTAAAACATATTCCATAATCTTATCAAAAACTATCTTCATATATTTTGCAAGAATACATGCAAATCTGGAAATCAAACTTTGAATTGACCCAACCAAATTTGAAACGGCATCGACATATGATTGTGCAGCATTTAAAACTTTATCAATATCTTTTGTCAAATTATCAAGTTCTGTCTGAATTGCTTTGAGTGCTGATTTGACTTTATCGCAAGGAGACATTAATGCAGTTTTCTTGTGATAGTATTCATTTGAAACTATACAAGCTTTAGTTACCTTATGTACACCATCAACACTTTCAATTGTAGCGCCAGGTTGTGAAGGAGAAGTTGGTGAATTTGCCGCTTCACA